GTCGCCAGGTTCTCCGCTGGTTGCTGGCCATCGGCGATCTCTGCGCTGCCGATCGCCTGCAGCAGCTCCACCGCCGCCGCCACGTATCCGGCGCGGCTGGATGCCGGCAGCACCAGCAGCGAGCCGGGCGAGACGTTGCGCAACGGAATCAGGCCTTGAGTGCCTCCGTTGATCGCGTCCAGCTCGGTGCTGTAGAACCGCACATCGTCCATCTCATCGCGGTGGATGTAGGCAGTCGCGGTCTGCTGGAACCCAACCTTTGCGGCCGACTCCCAGAACGGATTTGCCGGGTTGGCGCTCCAGAACCTGCCGCCGGATGATCGCGCCGCCAGCACCGGCCCCACGGCAGTCTCGCCGCCAGGCCAGAACGCATGGCCGTCAGGGCATGGCGCGAATCCGGCGGTTCCAATGCCGAGCGGCACACCGCGCAGGCCCACCAGCAGCACCTCATCACCCGACTGGAACGCCAGATCGGTCAGGTCCAGCGATGGCGAGTCGCCGCGCTGCAGCCGCTCATCTGCCAGCACCGTGGGCGCCGGCCACTCACGGCTCAGTTCAACGATGCCCTTACGGCCTTCGACAGCCATCAGAGTGCACGGCTGGGTTTGCCGCTGATCACGAACGAGATGCTCACTTGGGTGTTGTCGCCCACGCTGGTGGCGATGCCCTGGCTATTGATCAGCGCTGGCCCTGAGATCGCCTTGCTGGTGCCCTTGTAGATCGTCATCACCAGATCATCAGGTGTCTCCCCATCATCGAAGATCCGGTTCATCAGATCAGCCGTTGCCTGATCATCGGTCTTGTAGAGCAGCGTGGCTGATCCGCTGGTGGTGCGCTTGCCGTAGGCGAACTCATCATCCAGGTCGCCGATGCCGGTTGTCTCCAGTGCCTGCCGCTGGGTTTCCATGCTGATGCTGCGGATTTTGGCCACCTTCTGGCCCTTGAATCGGACCTCACCGTGAGTTGCGTTGGCGACAGTCATTGCCAGGCCCGACCTTTACTCACACTCTAAGTTCCGCCCTGAATGTGCACCGACAGGTGATGCGCCGGCCGCCCTGCACCCGGCTGCCATCGGGTGGTGCCACCCAGTACCACTTCAGCCCGGGCCCAGGGTTGAACAGGTCCACGTCCGTCAGATTCTTGCCGGTGATCGCGGCGAAGGTCACATCGAACACCTTGCCCCGTGCTGCTGTGTGCGCCGCCTTGATCTGCGCATAGGCCGCCTGGGTGATGTTGGCGAACGTGAGCGTCATCGGTGCATCGCTGGCGCGGTCGCCCCACTGCCGCACCGACCTGACGCCGGACTGTGAGCGCATCTCGGTCACGGGAAAGTCCGCCTCGCCGAACTCATGGCCGGTCGGCTGAAGCTCAGGGAACGGGACTGTCAACGCTGAATCACCCAGGCGCCTGCTGTATCCCAGTCTGCTGCCACCAGCAGAATGCCTAGGCTGTTGGTCGGCATGTGGACCGCTTCCACGTTGTAGACACCCTCCTCAGTCGGCGTGATCCGGCTGATCTGGTATGTCCTGACCTGAGTGGAAACCTGTTTGATCGTGAACACAATCCCGGTCGGCGATCCGATGCCGTTGCTTACCGTCAGCGTGCCGGCGTCGTTCACGGTGCCTGCGCCGCTCCAGCTCACCACGTCGTAGGTGCCGTTGGCCAGGGTGGTGGTGCTCACCACCGTGCCGTCAGCGAGCACGACGCCATTGTTGAACTGGTCGTAGACCGTCGCATCCATCGCAACCCGGATCAGGTCGCCAGGGCCCACGCCTGTGCTGATGCCCTCCAGCCCGTCGTAGGTGGTCTTGAATCGGATCGTGTGATCCCTGAATCGGCGCATCCGCAGGGTGAACTTGGCCACGTCGATTGCGTGGTTTTCGTTGGTGCAGAAATCACTCAGGTCGATCGCCTCCATCGGCAGCGAATCGCTCCCGTGCGGCGCTGCCTCGCGCACCAACACCTCGCGCTCCTCAGGGAACAGGCCGGGGTTGCTGGGGTTGGTGGAGCTCCTCTCTTGGCGCCATTTCACGCTGATCCGTGCTGGCTGGCGATCCTCTGGCGCCACCGATTCGTACTGGAAACTTTCCTCGGCGATGTCCCCGGCCGTGAACAGTGCCTTGTGGGTGACCGCGCTGAACGAAATGAACGGCACCAGGTCGTAGCGGCCGCCCACCTCGCGGAAATCAAGCAGCATGGCGCCGGCCGTGTCGGCGATCCACTGCCGCGGCGATTCCTGGCTGATGATCACGCCGCCATCGAAGAAGTACCGCCGATCACGGCACCACTGCGCGGCTGATTGGAAATTGGTCAGGTTGATCAGATCATCCGAGATCGCGTCCGGCCCGTACTTCGGATTCGTCAGCCGGTCCAGCGCCAGGTCTGGCAGCAGGTGCGATGGGCCCAGGGTCAGGCTGTTCAGCAGCCGCCGCACTTCAGTGCCGCCGGTGACGTACCCGCTCAGCTGGCTGAACTGCCGCCACTCAAACGCTGAGCGAGCGTTCACACCCAGCAGCGCAATGCCGGTGTACTGCGGGGCGCTGAGGTTCTCGCGGATCTCGTTCACATAGACGATCTCGTGCTCTGGCCCGTTCGCTGCAGTGCTCTGCGCCTCCTCATAAACGAACGCCTCGGCGAGTTTCCCCCATGCGTCGAGGTAGTTGTTGTCATCCGGCCGGGGGATGCCGATGGTGCTGTTCCGCCGGGTGGTGGTGATCGTGAAGGTTGACCGTGACCGGCTGACCGTTTCGCCATTCGCCCGCCAGGTGACGCCGCCACTGGTGCCGCTCACGCCGGATGACAGCCGCGCATCCAGCACCACCAGATCACCCGTGGCCGTGCCGCTGCGGATCTCCCAGCCGCTCAGCGGCTCGAAGCGATACTCCCACCGCTTCAGCGAGGGCATCTCCAGCCGCAGGTAGTTGAACGCCGGCTGCTCAGTGCCGCCGCGCACGCCGAAACATGGCGCCAGGTCGGTGAACGCAGCATCACCCGCCTCGCGGAACGACACACGGAAAACGAAAACCGCTCCTCTGATGTGCTCACCACACTGGACTGGTACTGATCGACGTTCACCCTTCTGCCGCGCTTGATCTTGTCGCCCTCGCGGAACAGGCAGGCCCTGCCGTCGATCTCATCGAGGGTCAGCGTGTCGCGGAAGTTGCACAGCCCGCCGATCCGTATCGCCAGGGTGGAGCGCAAGCCGAACTCAACGATTCGGCACTCATTGGTTGTGGTGATATGGGCCAGCGCGCAGCGCAGCAGGTGAGGCCCGGTGGTGGCCGTCTGCCGTGCCGTGGTGGTCAGGCCGTCGGCGGTGATTGTCCCGGTGCTCACCGTGGCAGCAGTGCCGGCCCTCACCACGTCGAATGTCGCATCGATCGTGATGCCGGTGCCGTTCGCGCCGTCTTCGGAGTCGCTGACAAAAATCCGATCGCCAGGGTCGCGGCCGGAGCACACCGCCAGCGCGCTGCCGAACTTGTAGAGATCGCCCACCACAATGGCGTCGTCCCAAGCCTTCTGCCGGCCGGCGACGGTGCTGGCCACATCGGCGGCGGTTTCCTCCGCTGCGTTGAGGTTCTCGATCGGGAAGACGATCAGCGCCTGCAGCCGCCGCGGGTCGGTGAGTGCGGTTGCCGGGGTGTTGTCATCGTCAAACTCGCCCTCGAACATGTAGCGATTGCTGACGCCAGCGGGGTTGATCTCCACATCCGTCACGAACCCATCGCCGTCCTTGGTCTGGTCGATCGTCTGGTCTGAGCGGTTGCGCTGCACCGTGATCGTCACGGTGAATGCGCTCTGGATTGTTTCTTTCAGCTTCGGATCGGTCTCGCCGTTGTCCACCTCAATCAGGTACTCCACCACGTACTGGCCGCGTGCGGCGTTTTCGTCAACGAGCTTGTCAAGCACCGTGTCCACATCGAACGTGGCGGTCACCTCCAACGCATCACCGCCGCTGGCCACTGACACCGCGCTGAGGGTCATCCGGTTCTGGAACTCAAACCCTGTGATCCTGGTGTCGCTGTCCTGCACGTAGATCTTCGGCCGCGACTGCACCACCACCGCAGCGGTCCAGGTGACGCCATCGGCTGCAGATTGGAACGTGGTCAGGTCGTCACTGCTGCGGTCGAGGCGGTAGGTGAACGCCCCGCCAGCGCCGAATGATCCGGAGATCACGCCGGAGCGGCTGGAGTAGAACGCCGACTCCTTCGCCCGCTGCACCACCACCGACTGGTCCAGGTCGCAGGCGACGATGGCGTTACCGCTGCTGCCGACGGGCTTCAGGCGTGCCGTGACCTGCGGCCTGAGCTGAGGGTTGATCTTGAATCCCAGGTTGCTGCCGATCAGGCTGTAAACGCCGAACGTGGTTGAGGTGCTGGGTTTGCTCGCAGCACTGAACACCGCCTGATAGGTGTTGCCCAGGCCTCGGGCCATGAACACGTCAGCGCCACCGGCGTTGGCGGCATTGCCGGGGTCGTTGGCGGCGGTGCGGCCGGCGATGCGGTCACCAGCGGCGATCCTGCCGCCGTCTGGCCGGTGGTAGATCGTGATTCTGGCGCTGCTGTTGTTGGCGCCGCTGCTGCCTAGGTCGTAGGCGCCGATGGAGTTGTCGCCAATGGCGAACCCGAGCGGATCGATGCTGCTGATCCGGCCTTCACCGAGCATGAATACGGCGCGGAGCATCTGACTGCCGCCCAGGCTCCAGATCTGCGACCACAGCAGCGAGGTGTTCGCCCGCACCCCGCCATAGGTGACACCATCGATGGTCTCGCGGTGGGCGTAGATCACCGGGATCGGCTCACCGATCGCCGCCACATCCTGAACCGCATCAAACCCAGCACGTGGCGCCAGGGACTGCAGATTGCTCTGGCTCTGGCCCGTCAGCCGGCGCTGCCCCAGCTGGCCGGTGCGCCGTGGTGCAGATGGCGCCAGCAGCAGGCCGATCACCTGCACACCGATGCTGATTGCGGTTAGGACCAGGATCGTGATCTGCGCTGCGGTGAACTCGATGCCAGCCGTTACCGCTGGCCTGGGAGCCTCTGCAGCACGCTTGCGGATCTCATCGCGCCAGAACTCGAACTGCTCATCGGTGAGGCCCAGCAGCTCCGCCAGGTAGCGATCAGACGGCAGCATCGCGGGGCCTCCAGTATTCGATCGGCATCAGCTGGCC